TCAATAAAGCGTTGTAAGTTGATAGTTGATTCCTTGCCACAAATTTCGCGTGATTTTTTCTTTGCTTGCCTGTTGCTCTGTAGCTCTTGACAACTTCCTCAAACTTTTCACCCATCACCATCGAACGCAACGTGCTGGCAACATATTCCGATAAAGTATCATCACGCAGTTTTATAGCCCACTCCTCAGTTTCAGCAATAAGGGCATCCTCTGTCATTTTCATGTTAGAGTTAGCAGCCTCTTGAATTGAAACGCTTCCTATATCTTGTAGCCCCTCCATTATCTGTCGTTTATTAACAGAAGCTAGCGGCTTCAGAATAGACTTGACCAGCCTTGATATCCTCTCGTTGCTAAACCTTTTAACAATTTTCTCGCGAGACTCTTTACTTAACCTTTGAAACCTGTCTGCAAAATTATCAGAATCCTCAAATTGATTAATATCTTTTTGACGCATTTTTTCAAGCGTTTCATTTTCAAATTGCTCCGTCATAAGCTCAACCATATCGCTCAAAGCTTTGGCAAACTTGCGCTCAAAACCTTTTGGATATGCTACTGCTTTGGCTTTTTTCATATTTTAAAAATATCCATTTTATCTTGAGGATTAATAATTCCATTTTTAACAAGATAGTCCTCTGAATCTTCACCAAGGTTTTGAAGCATTAGCGCATTCTCTAAAACCTGTCTGTCGTAAGCTGCTTTCTCATTCGGTGTGTATCCTTGGTTTTGCTTAAAGCTAACTTCACCCCTACCCAATAAAATCATCAAGCTGTTAATTTTTCTGATCAAATAGTCGTTTCTGTACTGGTCGAGCATTTCATTAAATATTTGTCTTTCCGTGTCGCCAGTAGAGTTTAAACCCTTGACGTTTTCACCAACGAGCATCGGAACAGGGATACCCGTTACCATAGCAAGCCGCCTCAGAGAAACATCGTCCATCTCCTTCAAGCCGTTAATCTGCTGACTGACTGACTCAACAGAATCTTCAGCGTCCATTATCCCCGCGCCGTAAATTCCACGCAGCCTCTCAAGCGTTGCAAAATAGGCAACCATAGCACCTGACTGATTTGTTCTAAGATTATTCTTAAAGCCTACAAGCTTATAAAATATCGTTGAGGCTTTTTCAATTATAGTTGCATTTGATCTTTGTATAATTCCGTCGGCTATTAATTGATTGTAAATTAACTCAGCCTCAGGCATCCCACCATATTGATAAAAAGGCTTGTCATCCTCCGCAGGATTAACATAAGTAAAGTCGACAACTCTCGTCCAGTGCATCGCATGTCCGCGGACCAGATAAGATATTGGCTTGTAATATCTTTCGCCGTCAAGAGCCCTGCCAGCTTCGCCAACGCTAATCATATCGCCACTGAAATGATATAGCTTAGCCGTGGCAGGGACAAAGCTATCGTCAAGCGGCAGTGATAGATCATCGCCCTTATTTCCAACAACAATAATTCCGCGACCAAAACCAAGTTGAAACTCTGCAACCTCTTTTATTATCGGCGCGAGCTTATTTTTATAAAACTTTTCATCACTGCTGCCGCCTTCAAATTTCATCTCGCACTTTAAAGCATAGCCAGCCTTAATCTGATAAATCCTGCGAGCAACTCCAGCCTTGAAAATTTCCTTTAACTCTTGTCTGTCGAGTTTTTTATGCTCAAACCTGTTTACGTTTATCGCTTGACGTTGATTGATTAATTGATTAGATAACGATGAGACTGAGTCTGTGTTACCTTTAACCTCTATCTCTTTTTCTTTTCTTGAAAATAAACCCATTAAATCAACCCTTTGTAATCTGTGTTTTGCCCTTTCATTTTATCTTCAAGAGCATAGCGACAAGCGTCTATATAGTGATTGTCCTCGTCGATAATTTCCGGCAAGATTATATCTTTGCGCTTGTCAACTTTATATCTATACATTCTAAATTCATTAACAACCGCTGGCAATCCCTCGTTAATTATTATCTTATCAAAAGATTGCATAAAAGCCACTCCATCTTTTACGCTGCCTTTGCCTTTTGATACGCTTATACAATAGGGTATTCCTTTTCTTGCTAGATAGCTAATTGATTCAGGTCGCGCATTATCAGCCCTTACTGTAAACTTGTCAATCTCTGGCAGACGCTCTTTTAAGTAACTAGCAGTATCATCAAGCTCCAGCCCTGTCTTTCCAGCCGCCTTGTGAATGTAAAGCGTATTTTCTTTAATATATAACTCAACCGCTGCCGTTGGATCTTTACTAAAACCAAAATCCAATCCAAAAAGCGGATCGCCAAAAGTGTGATCAGGCTCAAAGTTTTTTATTTCATACTTACCTTTAAAGACTTGAGCATCAGACATTTCAAGGTAAGCACCATCCCAAACATGAGCATAAGTCGCATCGTTCATATTTTTCTGATTCTGCCTGCGCTGCTCATCAAGAACACTAGGAAACCAAGGATTGTCTGACCAATTCATTTCAGCTATCTTTGAGCGATCTGGCTTGTTTTGTATAAATCTTTTGTCTGTTGCTGATCCCTTGTCGCGCGGATTCCATATAACCCAAAACTCTGATTTTTCTGCTCGTATTGTAGGCTCAAGCGTTAGCCATGAATCTTCTGCAATATCTTCCGCTTCCTCAATTATACAAACATCAATCTGAGCCAGTGATTTTATTGAGCTAATATTATTTCGCAGCCCTTTAAAAATAAACTCTGTTCCATTGTGACCGCGAATGTAATCAACGCCAACGTCATAGTTAGCCTCAAGCCAAGGGATTGATTGTATTGCATTTTTCAGCTCAGCGTGAAAACTTTCTTTAATTGAGTTTTGAAACTCACGCAAACATAATATTCTTAGTTTTTCAGCGTAACCAAAAACAGCAGCCATTTGAGCGAACGTATATGACTTAGCAGAACCCCTGCCGCCGTATGCTCCCCTGTATCTAAGCTCACCCCTTGCTGGCGTAAATACATCAACAAGTTTTGGTGGAAGTTCAATTTGTGTTTTCTTCAATTTTTTCAGGCTCTTTCGTTTTTGCAACTATTTCAATCCTAGTCGGTGACGTGTGCTTTATCTCACTTTTTGTTTCTTGTTTATCTGATTGACCTAGATGCTGTTTACCAAGCCATATCAAAAGAGGAATACTCCCCTCCATCGCCATTTCATATTGTTTTTGTGCAAGCTTCATTCTCATTTTTGACATTTTCAATCGTCTGTATTCAGAGAATGTCATTTTATATTCACGCTTGATAGCTCGCTCAATTGTATCAGGTGACATTCCCATAATGTCAGCGCAGTCATGCAGCGTGGGTTTATATTGAAGCAGCGTGTGGAATTTTTCCCAATCTATTTCTATCCTAGGTCTACCTAATTTTTTGACTTTCCCCATCGTTTTCCTTTTTATTTACTTTTTCCGCAAAATAATCTTTAACCAAGTCTGTCAAGAAACTTTTAATTGATACGCCAAGAATTGAGCTTTCCGCTTTTATTTCTCTTTTAAGTTTTTCGTTAACTGCGAACAGTATTGTTTTTTCTTTCACTCTATAAATTTATATAAAATAATAGCATTTGTAAAATATACCGTTTTCCATATACTAAGTTATTGAAATTACGAAAATATACAGTTATTAAAAAAAATATACCGAAAAATATACACGGGAAATCAGGCACTTAATGCGCTGCATTTGCCGTAAGTTATTGTTATTATATATATATACAATAAATAATACAGTTATAATATATAGTATATATATAAAGAATTTATTTTTTTTAAAGTTATTTTTATTAATATAATTATGGCTCACAGATGTACTGTATAATTGTATATGCAGTGCGCCAAGTGCTTGTTATTATTGACTTTACGCACCGCTATTGTGCTGTATATTTTCGAGATTTCAAGCACTTGCAAGCTGTATGTTTTTTCATTTTCGGTATACTTTTTACTAAAATCTAAATAAAATTAGCCTAATATGCGCTTTTTGGCTCTTTTTTTATACATTTTAGGTGCAAAAAAAATGTACATTTAGCCCTATTTATACATTTTTTCAATAACTATAATGTACATTTTCGCCTGTTTATACATTTTTTCAATACATAAAATGTACATTTTTTCTATACTTATAGATATTTTGTTTGTATAAATGAGCTTTTAACCAAAAGGAAATTATGAAAACACAAAAAAGAATTGTATTTGATGTAGAAAATGAGCTGGCTAGAGATTTTAAAACTAAGTGCAGGCAACAAGGTCGCTCAATTAAATCTGTTATAACCGAGTTCCTAGAAGAGTATATTGACCATCCAAACGGCAAGAAAAATATAAAAAAATACTACTTGATTGTATTTGAGGGCAAGGACGGAGAAACTAAAAACATGACAATAGATCAAGACTTGTATGATTTTTATACAGAAAAAGGTGTAACTTTTTACCTGCTTGAAACATTTAGCGCACACAAAGTAAACTAAAAAAGTCGTCTAACTTGTAAGTTTTT